GCGCCTTCGTCTTTTCGGTGGCACGAATTACACTCCCAAGCCTCTCCAGATACCCCCTTTTAATCAGTGATTCAGCCATAGCTCCAACCTTTACTGGCAGTATCTTATCGCCATCCCAGACACCATCCTTGCGGCCTGGCCAAAGATGAATTTCCCAGTCATAAATGACAGCCGGTTTGATATATTCGCGTTCGCGCTTGTTAAGTGGCTTATCCATCTACTCAGCCTCCCACTTGATGCCAGCGGCGCGACGAATAACCATCCTGAGAGCATATTTAACTCTGTCGGCCAATGCATCATATTCATTGCGCCCATCCCATCGGACAGCTCTGCCGTCCCACTTGAATTTCTCAGATAAATACGCGGCTACAGGAGCCATAATGTCGTGCTCTGCATCATCTGGCAGCTTCACGGTGCGGGACTCCATCTCTGCCAGCCGGCGCTCAGCCAATTCCGCGCGAGCATCAAGCGTCACGTTAGCGGCACAGAGTTTTTGCTCTGCTTCTTCCAGCTCGGCTATGCGCTTCTTAGCTTCCAGCAAATCCGAAACACCCTGTTTAGTGGTGAACATAAGTTGAATAGCCAACGCCTTCCAGGTGACAGGCTGAAGCCGCCCACAACCATTTGGGCATGGCTCCGGTTCACTGTTACCAGTGGTAATTGTGTCTGCGGTAACACTGATGATGTTCTTCGTCTCAACGAACGAGCACTCACTGCAGCGCAATATGCCGGGAGCAATGCCAGAAGACTCCGACTCGGCGTTGCGCTTTTCAGCCGCATCCAGGTCTTCCCCTAATTTCTGTGCCATCTGGAACCAGTTAGCGCGCTGCTCTTCCTTAAACTGCAGCGCCTCTACCAAAGCAAGAACATTATCGGGACATACCGTAAGCTGATATTCATTGAGCGCAGAGATCCGAGTATCAAACGGCATTACTGGCGCTTCCCCTGCATGTTTTGCTTTTTCCGCCGCCGCTTTCATCTCCTGGGTAAGTCTGGTGATATCAGTCATGGCTGGTTTCCTCGAATAACACTTCCCCCTCAATTCCACCGACCTGATAAACGATCGAACAATCTTCCCGATATTCCATCGGTGCAGCGCTCCAGCCTTCCCCTTTGGGATCGTCATCGTCACCAACTTGAACAAAACCGCCAGTAACAATGCGGGCCGGGTACATTTCGCCCTCAGTCCAGTATCCCTCGGTGTCTTTGATGCATTTTATTTTCATATCGCAGCTCCTTTCGCGAAGATTACCCAGTGCGTTTTGTCCGCTTTCCCCGTGCGTTGCCAGATAGCTGGTTTCTCATTTGTCAGCGCCAGAATCTGGCTAACCGGTATCTGGGTTTCGTTCCATTTGAAAATAAGCACGCCTTGTGGCCGCAGTACGCGAAATGCCTCTTTGAAACCTTCGCGCAGGTCATCGCGCCAGGTGTCTTTGCTAAGACGACCGTATTTCTTACCCATCCAGGCGTTTTCGCCCACTCGTTCAAGATGTGGCGGGTCAAATACGACAATGGGGAAAGAGGCGTCAGCGAACGGCAGTGCGCGGAAATCGGCGATAATGTCCGGGGTGATAACCAGGCTACGACCGTCGCACAGAGTGTGCTGTTCGGCGCGAATATCGGCGAAAACTGCGCGCGAGTCCTGTTTGTCGAACCAGAACATACGGGAGCCACAGCACATGTCGAGAATGGTTTGCTCGGTCATTTTTTTATTACTCCGCATAACTTTTCTATTTCCGCCGACAGCGCTGTGTTCTGGTCCATTGCCTCTGTAAGAGCGACAAAGGTAACATCCAGCCTTGACGCTATGTCTTTCATCAATTGGGCCGCTGCTGGTGGTAGTTCAGGTGCCGCCGTGTATGCTGCAGCAACCAATTCTTTCACTTTCACATGTGCCATCAGCGCCGCTCCATCAGTTGGTTGAAGCGGTTCATGAACATGCCGTAAGACTGACCAGGGCGGACGGGATTAATTACAAATTGGTCGGTGGGAATAATGCCGTCGAGCATCGGCCAGTGGGTGCCGTCGTCGATCTCAAAGTCGCGACGTTCGCTGGCCAGCATCACAAGGTCGGCATACTTCACGGTCGGGTGCTGCTCAAATGGCAGGCCAAATTTTTGACGGATAGCAGCATCAACCCGATCCTCAATGGTGCGGTAGTCCGGGAGCAGGTGTTTAAGCGGTGCTGGAATATCCTGTAAATAAGCCTCTGCGGCATCGTGCAGCAGTGCTTCAAGTGCAAACTCCTGTGGTACCAGGTGACTGGTTAACACGCTGTGCTGACCGACGCTGTAGAACTCCGGAAGATGGCCAGCAAAGCGGCAAATATTCGAGAGCGCGTTAGCGATATCTTCGATCTCAATGGCATCCAGCTGGATATCGAGATAGTTAAAGTGCTTGCCTGTGAACGTTTGAATAAAGCTCATCGTATTTCTCCATTTAGTTGCGATCTGCACAGCGCTGATTTTTGGGTGTAGGAATCCCTCGCCAGGTGGCGATTAATTTCAGGATTACGCTTTAATAAATCCCCGCGGCGCCGGGGATTTAATGGAGTGCAATCAGGCTTTGAAGTTGCCGATAAAGGTTTCCACAGGCTTACCGTCGAACTTACCAGTCAGCAGGTCGCGGAACTCATTGGCGATCGCTTCTTCCTGGGCTTCCAGTTGGACAATACGCAGAACGAACACCGGGTCGCTACTTTTCAGCAGACTGTTGCGCAGACTGAAACGACGTTCGCCCAGGCCTTCATAGGGTACACACTTAAACTCAAACGCTACCGGCATAACCTCTTTACTGCTGGCTTCAATACTTTGCATCAGCGATTTCTTACCGCTAAAGTCACTATCTTCATGGTCGGCTTGAGTTGCCTGTTGGATAGTGACGCGGCGGACAGCTTGCGCAGCTTGGGCGATCGTCATCGTGTTGCCGCCAGCATCAAAGGCCAGCAGATAATCGCTCCAGTCTTCGAGCCACTCAGCGATTTGCTTCTGATTCAGGTGATCGCCGTTGATCGCCAGTAACGCGCGGAAGGGCGCTGTTTTCTTTAGCTTGATCGAGGCGACGTTATCAGCATGACCTGGCTTGTCCAGCGTGCCGATATTGAAGATAGAACGGGCCAGCATGTTATCGGCATCAATAAAGCAACGTGCTTTTTCTTCTTCCTGGGCATAAGCGACAGAATAGCGAACGAAATCATCAATGCTAGTCGTGTCCATGGCACCGCGGAAACGGAAACGCTCAAGAGCAAAACGCTCCAGGCTTTCAATGCTGGTATTCTGCGGTAGCAGGGCGGTCGGACAGGCCAGGCCGGGGATATCGTTCAGGTGATAACCGGAAAGCACCAGATCTTTAACCTGCTGAAAAGTACCGCTGTCTAACTGAGACATAAAAATTCCTTATTAACTGATTAGCGAAGTGGTATCAGTGAATTTGTACGTGCGGTTCACTGAGCCGCTTTAAGCTTTCCGTCCACCGCGCCGGTGATACCGAAGAGTTGCCCCTGATCCTCCTGCAGGATTGTGAGCTTGCCACCTTTGTTAACCCACATTGGTGTTTCGGTGGTGTCCTCCTCCGACGCTTTGCCGCGGGGAGTTGGGGTGCTGTAGTTCAGCTTGTGCTTAATCTTGACGCGCTTCTCTTCAACAGAGTTGCCCATACGCTCAAAATCAAAGGTGAGGACAACCTTGCCTTTGTTGCCGTTGTTCAGAACGCCGAGCGCGGTGGTATTAAGAGCCGCCGCAATCTTGTTCATGAATACGCCGGCGTCCAGTTCACCCAGGAAATCGGGCACTACTGTCATGCGATCATTACTCATGGTTTTACCCTCTCGAAAGGCGGCTGCCACCGCCGGGAATTTCTCCGTACACAACACAGAAGAGCACCTGCGGTTAGGACGCCGCCCGGGTGGATTGGGTAATGAGCCCGTCGCCCGGTGATGCTCTTTTGTATTGTGTAAAAAGGGCGGTTATCCATCAGAACGTTATCCTCTTCCTCCTTTGGATAGTGGAAAACTGGATAACCGCCAAGACTACACACAGCACAGTTAACTAGGTTGTGGCGGTGGTGCCTCCACCTGCCGGATTAAGCCATAACCGGCGACGTACACTGCCCGGAAACGCATTCCATGAACGGGTTGGCTCGCCACGTGCGCATAGCCGCAATTACCACAACGAAGAGAGCACTGCCGGTGTCCGAATCGAACGGACCTTTTCCCTGCCCATCACCAGATATAGAACTATCCTGGCGTCTGGAATCGAACCAGACTCTGTGCCTTGCTCGTCAATGCCCTCATCGTTGTGCGCTGTGGTGACGGGATTTGAACCCGCATAACGTCCGGCCGGCCGCATGAGATAACCTGTGTTGCGAACATTGGTTAGTGCTCAACTCCCCACATAAGGGGCGCTCTATCCATTTGAGCTACACCACAACGGAAAGAGCACTCCGATCTTCTACCAACGCCCCGTCGTAGCTTTTCGGCGCATCCACATGGCGCTTGGGTTGCAGCCTCGTGTGGCGGGAGTGCTCTTACCTGTTGTGCCCGGACTCTTCCCGGGGGTCACACCTTTTCGCCGCGCTGGTGGGGCGCACGTCGTGCCTGAAACACTTAGCTTGCACATTCCGGTTGTTCTGAGAGCGCATGGATCAAGGGAACTCTCAGGTCGCTAACGCTGCATGTGCCATACAACGGTCGTGAATATTGCCGTTCACAACTGGAAGCGCACTCCTTCAGTTACAAACCAGTCCCCACGACGGATGAAGATGGAATGCGCTTTCAGTTGTGTTGTGGTGGCCGGTACTGATCTCCGGCATTCGGTTTGGTTGTGCCAATATCCCGCGCGGATTAAATGTCCGTTGCACATCAGCCTGTGCATTCACCACGGTGATTACGATTCATCTACCCCGGTCCGGCGGCGCCACCTCGCCGGGGCAGATGCAAAGGACCGTTACGCGATCATTCGGCTTGTTGGTCTGGCCGGAAGTATCAAGTCCCGACATCGCGGATTCTGCTTCTCCGCCCCGATTTCACCCCCGCTATTGTTTAGCGCGCAAACCGAGAAAATCGCCTTCAACGCTGTCGGCTTTCGCCATGTTCGATCAGGAATCTTCGGGCGGGGCGCCGGCGACCAACCGGCACAACCCCTACAGTATTAATCCAGGGCTACTGGACCCCCGACGCCGTGGGCTAAACGGCTGCTGTATGTCGGGTGAGTTTCTGTTGCTGGTGGTCAATCCAGCTCCGTAACCCCTCCCGAAGACACCTGAGGTAATTAAATTGCCTTAGCCGGCAGGCCGAGGACGCTACGCATTTCTTTTTGAGTGCGAATGGCTATGGCGATCGTTAGGTCAATATCTCCGCGGTAAGCTGTGCCATCTTCACAAATAATAAGAGTGATTGATTTTTGGCCTTTCTTGCTTACCTCGAAGCGATGCGCTTTACGGACTACATGACAGCCGTTTGCTAATGCGTCCTTTATAAGGTTTTCAATGCCTTTGCTCGCCATGTTCTGTTCCTATTTGGTTTATCTGTTAGCGAATCATCCCGGTCTTCATATGCCCCGGGCGGCTACTTCGTGGGCGTCCTGCCTGTTCACTGTTTCTTTTAGGTACATTATGTACCGTTGAGGTACATTGTCAAGTGTAAAAAAACCCGCCGAAGCAGGTTTAATAGTCTTTGTTATGTTTTCGTTCGGTATCGTCTTGGTTTACCGGAAAAAATTACGGTACCAATGATAGAGCAATTACCATTGATTTTGATGTAAGGTTCTGGCCAGTTTGAGTTAAGTGCTTTTAGATAGCGTTGTCCTGCATCTTCAATCAACCGTTTAAATGTAGTCTCACCAGAATCGTGCATTAAGGCGATCACATCATCTCCATGCACTGCTGGAACTTCGGGATCAACAAAAATCATATCACCGGGCCTATATTCGTCGATCATTGAGTCGCCAATAACACGAAGAATATAAGTCATCGGCCCACAAGGAACAGGGCATGGATAGTTTTCAGTGCTATTCAAATCAACCTCAGCATAGCCAACTTCGGTCCATGCTCCTGCTTGTACCCAGGATATAACCGGAACCATGGTGATATTTCTATATGTATCAGAGACATCGGGCGTTTTAGCAACATTAGTGGTTTGATGTTCCTGATCTAACCACCCAGTAGGTAAGTCAAAACACTTTTCAATGTGCCTTGCCATTGCATCGCCGATGTTTTTAGTGGCGCCATCTCCCATGAACCGGCTGGTTTGAGTCGGCTCGCGATCAATCATATTGGCGAAGTAAATATTACCGCCAACACCATCACGCAATTTTCTGGCGTTTAACCGCCTGATTTCCTGGATTGTTTTCATATTGAAATTAAACCGTGTGTACCTCCTAGGTACAAGTACCTTGAAGGTTCATTTCTTTCGTGTAATATGTACACAGGAGGTACATATATGAAAGAGTTCTGGGATTCATTAACTAAAGAGCAACAAAGCAATTTAGCTGCAAACGTTGGCTCTACACCCGGTTATCTGCGTTTAGTTTTTAACGGCTACAAAAAAGCCGGATTTGATCTGGCAAAAAAACTGGAAAAAAGCACATCCGGTGCGATCACGAAGTTTGATCTCCGACCAGATATCTATTCCAAACAATAACATTTGGTTTTAGCAGCGTTAACCACAGACGTAGGGGGTAAGCAGTGGGGGACAAGCTTAAGAATATGTTTCAAGTGCTGGAAAATCTTGCACCCGGTTCGGTAAAGCATAGTCATGATGGCCGAACGGTTACCCTGATTGGCTGGCATTTAGAAGAGTTTAATCAGCCCTGTGATGATCAGTACGAATCCAATCAAATCAAAGATATTCCCAATAAGACAGGCGTTCCGTGGATGCCCAGATATCTTGCCAGTCGGACGGTTAAAGGGATCCAAGGTCAACACCTCCTGATAAGGGTGATTCATCCATTCGCCAAGACCCCAAAAGAAAAGTCCAGAGGATATGAAGCCTGTGACTGCTGTGGGGTACGCGGGAAGGAGTCCGGCACCGTTGAGAAGAAAAATAAAAGCGCCTATCAGGATCATAACTTTGTACCAGTAATCCAGGGAAAGTTTGGCGAGCGGGTTCTGCATTTTTTATCCCGTTTTTTTCGATAGGTCATTGATTTAGAAATCATACACCAACAGAGGTATAGAGCAATGATTGAACAACACTGGAAAGTCGAAAAGCAGCCAGCATGGCTGGTGGCGGCGATCCGTAAAACAATAGCCGCGTTACCTGGTGGCTATATCGAAGCCGCTGAGATTCTGGATACCACCCAGGACGCGATCTTTAACCGACTGCGTGCTGGTGGAGATCAGATATTCCCTATGGGCTGGGCAATGGTCTTGCAGAAGGCCGCAGGTGTTAGCTACATCGCCGATGTTTTTTCGCGTGAAACCGACAACGGAATCCATGTATCTGGCGCTGCTCATGAAGACGAGAACGAAGAGATTGGTTTGAAGCTGGCGGAGCTGGTGGGTCAGCTTGGCGAGTTGGTCAGCGCCTATCGGGAATATATCGATGATGGGGTGGTTACACATGGCGAGTGGCAAAGCCTGAATGATATCGCCTACCAGTTCCGGGTCACGTTGATGACGTTTCTCAACCTGATTTCTCGTGTTTATTGTCTGCCAGAAAAGAGTGACGCCCGCGAGTGTGCAGCTCCGGGCGTCGTGGCGAATAAATCTTTGTGTATGGAGAAATAATCCGCATGAGCAATTTAATCGTAAATCTTCAATTACCGCAACTACGGATGTACCCGATCCCGGGCGTTTCGTCGTTTCGGTATGAGCGCATGGTATGCGGTAAATGGGTCGAGTGTAACCACAGTCGGGCACGCGGGGTTGTGGGGGTCTTTAACCGGAGGGCTAAAGCGCTATGCGAGAAGTTAACCGGAAGTTCAAAGACCACTATGGCAATCCAGTCAGAGTTATCCGCTGGGAGCCTGAGACACGTCGCGTCATCTACCTGCGGGAAGGCTATTCCCACGAGTGCTTTAGCCCACTCGATCAGTTTCAACGCAAGTTCAGGGAAGTAGAGGGCAGCCATGAGCAGTAAATTACACGGCCTCGTATGGGAAGCATGCGCTTTCAAAGGGCTGATAATCTCAGAAATAGCGGTCATGGCTCGCCTGGCAGATTTCAGTAATGACGAAGGTGTGTCATGGCCAGCGGTAACCACTATTCAGCGACAGATCGGCGCCAAGAGCGAGAATACTGTCCGCAGCGCTATCAAAAAGCTTCAGGCTAAAGGCTGGCTGAAGAAGCAGGAACGGCGCGTGGGCGGAAAGAATAATTCGAACGTTTATAAACTCAATGTTGACATGCTGGAACGTGCAGCAGCTGAAGCAAAAATCTTCTACGCAACGCCACGTGAACAATCAAAATTTGATGCCTCAGAATTTGAGGGTTCAAAATTTGAGGGGTCAAATTCTGATGCCTCAAATAATGGGTCTGTACCCCCTCAAATATTGCGGGAGGACCCCTCAATGGTTGAAGGCGATCCGTCATTAGATCCGTCATTAGATCCGTCATCTAAAAAACCTTCTTGTCGGGCTCCTGCGGAACCCGACGATAAGCCGGATCCTGAAGTTGTTATTACCGATAACGCGATCGAAGTTCTGGCACACCTGAATCTGGTCAGCGGTTCCCGTTACCAGAAATCTAAGACCTCACTGGAGAACATTCGCGCGCGCCTCCGCGAAGGTCATACCGTTAGCGACTTGAAACTGGTAATCGACGTCAAACATGAGCACTGGCATGGCAACGACGAGCAATACCAGTACATGCGACCCGAGACACTTTTCGGCCCTAAAAAATTCGAGGGATATCTGCAAAGCGCTATCCGTTGGGATGCTAAAGGCCGCCCGCCAAGGGAGTCGTGGGACAAAACCAGACCGCGGGATGTTAATTCAATTAGTCCAGTACAAACCACGATTCCACGGGGGTTCCGGGGATGAACATAGCCAAGTCGATCTTTGAATTTATTGAGAAGAATCCAGGCAAAATGCTGCGCGATATCACTGCGGCATTTCCTGAAACCAAACCGGTAACAGTGAAGAGCGCTGTTCATCGCCTGTACTACGACGGGAAACTTGCCAGCGTTGAAGTTACTGGTGGGTTTATCTACTTCGTAGCGGGATCCATCGATATTGAAGAGTACCTGCCTGGTGGGCTTTCGGGGGAGATTCTTGCCCTTGAAGCGACAGCCAAAAAGCTGGAAGAGAAACGCTATTACCGCCGTGCGGCGACGGTATGGCAGCAACTTTGTGACAGCAACTGTAAGGCTAAAGCAAGAGAGCGATACCTGCGTCTTAAGAATGCTTCTGTTCGAAACGCCAGAAACATGAATGATTCCGCCGGGTCATGCTATCTGGCCGGAAACTACTGCGGAGGTGACCTGTGCTCCGATTGAAGAAGATTTTGATAAGTCTCCGGCGCCTTGTGCGTTTGCATCACTGGCGTTACTGGTGGCAGCACGACGTTATTTTTCGCAGAAAATATGCACTCCTCAGAAATGACCTTTTCAGCTTTGATCGCCGTTACTGGTTACTGAGAGCACTTGTTGATGCTGATCAGCGCAGGGGAAAACTATGAGTCAGGAAGTACAAGAAGCTATGACCGCAGAAGAGCAAACTTTAACAAAAACCGTCAGCCCTTATTGCCTGACACTTGAGGAACAGCGCCAGCGTAGTGCGCATTATTTAAAAGAAGTCGGGGATCAATGGCGTACCCCTGATCTGCTGTTCTGGGGCGTTAACGCTATGTTTGGCCCGCTTGTACTGGACCTGTTTGCAGACGACAGCAATGCAAAATGCCCCGCATGGTATACCGCTGAAGATAACGCATTAACACAGGACTGGTCCGCTCGCCTTGAAGAACTTGGTGGCGCAGGATTTGGTAATCCACCGTATAGCCGTTCTCAGTACCACGAAAAACAGGCAGTCACCGGCATGACTCACATCATGAGTTATGCATCTGAGCAGCGAGAAAAGGGTGGGCGCTATGTTTTCCTGCTGAAGTCAGCGACAAGTGAGACATGGTGGCCAGAAGATGCCGATCATGTCTGTTTTATCCGTGGTCGTATTGGTTTCGATCTCCCGACCTGGTTTATGCCCGCGGATGATAAACAGAAACCCACCAGCGCCTTCTTTGCTGGCGCAATCGTGATATTTGATAAGACATGGTGTGGGGAGCGCTTTAGCTATATCGATCGTATAGAGCTTGAGGCGAAAGGGCGCGCAAGTATGGCTTTGGCTAAGTTTGCTGCAGGAAAATTCCTGTCACCAGCTTCGCCAGTTCAGTCTCCTGAAGTGATCATCCCCGATGCGGTTGCGTCATTGGCTGAGGCTGAATCCCGGATCTGGCCACTGGAAGTTGGTCTCGTCTTCGGACAGGTACAAGGCGCAGAGGATCTGGAATTCTCCCAGCAGAACAAGCTGAAGGCCCACATTAACCAGTTGTGGCTGGAGCGGGTGCCCACCAGCGAAATCATCACCGTTGCTGGTGGGCTGGTCGGCAGCATGAGGGGGACCGCTCATGCGTGAGATTATTGTCGATAATTTCGCTGGCGGCGGTGGCGCTAGTACAGGTATTGAACTGGCAATAGGGCGTAGCGTTGATATTGCGATTAACCACGATGTTAACGCCGTTGCTATGCACCGCACTAACCATCCCGACACGCTTCACTATTGCGAAAGTGTGTTTGATGTATCCCCATTAGCCGCTACCAGTGGCAAGCCTGTCGGCCTGGCATGGTTCTCGCCTGACTGTCGTCACTTTTCTAAAGCGAAAGGTGCTAAACCAGTAGAGAAAGCTATTCGAGGGCTGGCATGGATCGTCATTCGTTGGGCGCTGGATGTTGGCCCACGAGTCATGATGCTGGAAAACGTCGAAGAGTTTAAAACGTGGGGACCGTTACTCGCGGCAGAAATGCGACCGGATCCGGCACGCATCGGTGAAACTTTCAATGCATTTGTCGGGATGCTTACCACCGGTATTCCAGCAGATCATCCAGCACTGGTGGAGTGTTGCGAGTTTCTGGAGTTTTCACCGGATAGCGAGCAGGCCAAGCGCTTAATTGCCGGGCTGGGTTATGTCGTCGATTTTCGCGAGCTGCGCGCCTGCGATTATGGCGCGCCGACCATCCGTAAGCGGTTCTTCATGGTGATGCGCCGGGACGGGAAACCGATAGTCTGGCCGGAAGCCACGCACGGGGATCCGAAGTCTGCCGCCGTGCTGGCGGGCCAGCTTGAGCCGTGGCGTACAGCTGCGGAATGCATAGACTGGTCAATCCCCGCGCCGAGCATCTTCGGTCGCAAAAAGTCACTGGCAGAGAATACGCTAAAACGGATTGCCCGCGGCATTCAGCGCTTTGTTATCGAAAGTGCTTCGCCATTCATCGTGAAGTGCAATCACACAACGACACGTGGCAAATATGACTGTTTCCGGGGACAGGCGCTGGACGATCCGCTACAGACGATTACGAAAACCCACGGCTACGCAATTGCGGTACCTCATCTGACAAAATTCCGAACCGGAGCTACCGGGCAGGAAGTCACCGATCCGTTGCCGACGGTGACGGCCGGTACCGCAAAACGCCCGGGCGGGAATGGTCACGCTATGGGTATTGTTGAAGCAGAGCTGGCTCCGTTCCTGGCTGGCAATGGCGGCAGCGAGTACCAGGCTAAACCACGCCCGCTCGATAAACCCGCTCACACCATCCTGAAAGAATCGCGCGCCTGTGTCGTCGCTCCGGTTATCGCCCGGCAGTTCGGCGCCAGCATCGGACACCGGGCGGATGAGCCTAGCGCAACAATCACCGCGGGCGGCGGAGGTAAATCGCAGCTGGTTGTGCCGACGCTCATTCAAATGGGATACGGGGAACGGCCAGGACAGGCACCTCGCGTGCCAGGACTGGATAAGCCGCTGGGCACCGTTGTGGCTGGTGGCGGGAAACATGCTGTAGTTGGTGCGTTCCTGGCAAAACACTACGGAGGGAATTATCAGGGCGCTGGCGTGGGGCTGGATGAGCCAGCGCATTCAGTAACGACTGCCGATCACCATGCATTAGTCGCTTCTCATCTGGTTAAGCTGCGCGGAACCTGCCGCGATGGCCAGCGCACTGACGAGCCGATGCCGACTATCACTGCTGGTGGCCAGCACGTAGGCGCGGTTAAAACGACTCTGGCGGTCGAGGACTATGACGAGGAGCGAGCGCAGCAGGTGCTGTCGTTCCTGCAGGAATACTGCGGAGAGGAATGCACCGGGCTGGTGGAAATCGGCGGAGTGACTTACCGCATCGTTGATATCGGCATGCGCATGCTGCAGCCGCACGAGCTCTACCGGGCGCAGGGCTTTCCGGAGTGGTACATCATTGACCAGGATTACCGCGGCGTGAAATACGCGAAAGATAAGCAGGTCGCGCGCTGTGGCAATGCCGTCCCGCCGCCGTTCGCCGAAGCGCTGGTACGCGCCAACTTACCCGAAATGTGCGTGAACAGAGAGGAGCAGGCAGCATGACTTCCTTGACCTTAAGGCAGCAGGAGGTCCTTGACCTCCTGATCGAATATCAGCGTAAACATGGTTTTCCGCCTACAACTTACGAACTGACCGGCATGCTGGGGTGCCGGTCCCCCAATACAGCAGCAACGCACCTCAAGGCGCTGGAGAGAAAAGGGGCCATCAAGATTACCCGCGGGGTTTCTCGCGGTATCAGTATCACCTCTTCGCTGTTGGCCAGAGAAATATCGGTCAATCTCAACAGCATCGTAAAAGTGAAACTTAATGAAGTTTCCCTCAGGCATTTGGAAAAACAACACGAGCAGAATCGAATCCAGCACCCGGCGATCTTCGGGGACTTTGCGCCCCCGGTAACAGACGAAAATGGCTATACGTCAATGACCCTGTGGAGCCTTATGTCTGACCTGGGGCAACTCTGCTATTGCGGTGGCGACGTACCTTTCGAGCTAAAAATGGTTCTGGAGGATTAATGAAATTTATTCTTCCATTCCCACCCAGCGTGAACACCTACTGGCGGTCCCCAAATAAGGGGCCCGCAAAAGGTAAACACCTTGTCAGCGCAGCCGGCCGTAAATTCAAACATGCAGTACGGTCAGCGATCATTGAGCAACTGCGTGCAATACCAAAACCATCTACCGCGCCAGCAGCTGTAGAAATTATTCTCTATCCGCCAGACTATCGCCGGCGTGACCTGGACAATTACAACAAGGCACTTCTTGATGCTTTGACTTATGCCGGTATCTGGGAGGACGACAACCAGGTTAAGCGTATGGCTATTGAATGGGGTGAAATCGTCGAAGGAGGTAGGGTAGAAATCACCATAGTCTGCTATCAAAAAGTGGTGGATACATGTACAGCTGTGGGTTGAAAGTTCGCCGATATGGCAGTAATGTCAAAGAGTGCAAACGAAACGGGCGTGCAGGCCCTTCGTCACATAAAAATGTATGGAGAAAGCTATGACTAACCACGTCATGGGTGCTGCTGCATCCAATAATCACACTTTTTTTGTTATTGATGGTATTTCTGTTCGTCGTGATGTCCTTGGTCGTTATTGCCTAAACGATCTCCATCGTGCTTCCGGCTCCCTTGACCGCCATAAGCCTGCATTCTGGCTCCGTAACGAACAAACTGCGCAATTGATAGGCGAGTTGCAAAATAGCAACTCGGATATTTCAGAACCTGTAAGTGTCATCCGCGGCGGAAATGAGCAAGGTACCTATGTTTGCCGTGAGTTGGTGTATGCCTACGCGATGTGGATCAGCGCTGTTTTTAATCTGAAGGTCATCAGAACGTTTGACGCGCTCCACACTGCTGGGGCTGCAACCGTCAATACCGATCGCATTCAGGCTGGCATAATCCTCCTGGAATCTGCATCCAAAATGCTCAATCTCTCTAATTCGTCAAAGCTCGGGGCATATCAGAAGCTTCAGCAGGTAGCAGGGCTGCCTGATTTAATGCCTTCATATGCCATTGATGCACCAGCTGGCGCGCAGGATGGTTCCAGCAGACCAACGCTGTCTCTTAGCGCTTTGCTTAAAGCTAACAACATCAGAATGACCGCGAACCAGGCTTATCACCTTATGGCTGGTCACGGCATAGTCGAGCAGAAGGAGCGCCGCAGCCGAACGGGTATCAATGGCGTGAAAAGATTCTGGTCTGTTACGGCAAAAGGTTGTCTGTACGGTAAAAACATCACCAGCCCGGCAAATCCACGTGAGACGCAACCGCACTTCTTCGAATCGAAATTTCCTGAGCTTTTAAAGCTCATTGGCGTTGTCACGCAGTAAGGGGTGAACATGAGAATGACTCCGCCACACCTGCAACCAGTGCTTTCCAGGGTAAAGCGTTTTGTAGAGAGGCAACCAGAAGGCGCAACGCTAACCCACCTGACGCACAAAGTGGCGGCATACAGTGGGCTCAATCGCAAAGAAAAAGAGACCCTGATCGAAATAATCCGGGAAAGCGGGATGCTCTGCGTGATAGATGATGGAAGGTCTACTACCTTGCACCACCCGAAATATGGTCACAAATCTGTGGCGCCTGTAATGACACCTCCTCAGCCGACGATGGAATGCAAAATGAATAAACAACTCGAAGTAACTCCGGAAGCATTACGTAAACAGGCTGATGCCTTGATCAAAGCGGCAGAGGAAGCGGAGAAAAAAGCCGGGGATCGTGCAGAAATTAAGAAACAGCTCGATCCCTTGAAGTTGGAGATTCTCCAGGCATATGGAATGGCCAGCAGGAAGTTTGACGAGTTCGTAGATGCTATGGCTGAAGTTGGTAAAGCCGTGCAGAAGCTTAAAGATCTGACTGTTTAGGGGGGATTGTGCGAGCATTGCTTACTCCGGAAATTGTGCCGCGCCTGGGCGTTGTTCTTTTCAAACCAGGCAGCGAATTGATGTCTCTCTTTACCGGCGGTCGTGTCCTGATAGAGCGTCAGCCAGAGAAGATGAAAACACTGCCCACTGGGCGGATCGCCGATGCACGTCAGCCGCTTGCAGAAATGGACATTCTGCGTTTTTTCATGAGGGATGAGAGGGTTATTAACGCAGCGGGTGGAATTAACGCTCTTGAGGCCTGGCTTCTACGACATGTCAGAGAGTGCCAGTACCCGCATTCCCACTATCACCACCATGAATTAGTGACTATGCGGCATCCGCCTGGCGCCATGGTTGTCTGCTGGCATTGTGATAATGAATTACGTGAGCAGACCACCGAAATGTTGTCAGAGCTGGCTTATCAGAATCTGGTTCAGTGGGTGATTGAAAGGGTGTTGATCAGCCTTGGATACAATAAGGAGCGCGAATTATCGATGGCGGAGCTCTGCTGGTGGGCTGTGAAATCCGGCATTGCTGACGCAATAACCGAGACGATGGCGCAACAGGCCTTAAGACTGCCTGAGGAACCTTTCCTGTCCGTTTATAAGGATAGCGATATTGTCCCGTCATTTGCTGCAGGTGAAATCCTTCAGGATCTTGTTGAGGGCATAGACCTGGCGGACGCCAGCGTACTCATTGAGCAACCTCAGATTGAAAGTAAACCCATTCTGAGGCTTAGTGTCGATCCGAACAGCCCCGAATCATTTATGCGCCGCCCAAAGCGCCGGCGCTGGACCTGCGGAGTTTACACACGTTGGGTTAAAACTCAGCCATGTGAATGCTGTAGGCAACCATCAGACGATCCACACCATATAATAGGGAATGGTCTGGGGGGAACTGGCACCAAGGCCCATGATCTCTTCGTGATACCACTGTGCAGAGTGCATCACGATGAATTACACGCCAATACATCAGAGTTCGAAAAGAAATATGGCACTCAGTTAGAGTTGTGGGCTCGTTTTCTGGATCGGGTAATGGGTATCGGCGTCATTGTAAAAGCTTGAGTGTATGGAGTACTGAGCATGAATATTGAATCAATTCCCAAATTTTTCGCGCCCAAAGGAATGCATATTTCCGATAGCGGTCGTGCAACCGCCAGCGAGCAACTCACTGTGACAGATGTAATGGCCGCTCTGGGGATGACACAGGCAGAGGCAGGAATAGGCCTGTCAATGTTTTTGGGTAAAGCTGGAATCAGCGAACACGACAGAAAGGCATCCGTCAGTTGGTTGGCTGAATATGCAAAATCAAAAGCGCCTCGATCGATAAGAAAAGCAGCAGGGAAGAAGTTCCCGCTGTGTATGCTGATAATAGCTCGGTTCGCTTATAACGACTATGCCTCGTCTGCAGCTGACAGCGTAGATTGCAGGAAGTGTTTTGGTTCAGGCTTCATAAAAAAAACCTTAATGGTGGAAAAAAGCCACTACAAAATGAGATTACCGCAATGGGCAAAAGACCTCGGGCAGTCACCTTCGGATTTTGAAGTAAAACGTCAGGTGGAAGAGATTGACCATGTTCTCTGCTTCAAATGCGGCGGCACCGGGAAAATCAGCAAGCGATGCCAGTGTGGCGGTACGGGAAAAACCCTGGACCGTAAAGAGTCAGAGCTGCAGGGAGTGCCTGTCTACAAAGTATGTAAACGTTGTGAAGGCCGCGGTTATAGTCGTCCTAAGTCTTCAAATGCTTACAGAGGTATGCTCTCTGAGCTGCCTGGTCTGCCAGAACGTACCTGGCGATACAGCTGGAAACCTTTCTATGAAAGTCTGGTTACAAAATGCTTTGAGGAAGAGAGTTATACCGACTCACAACTTAAACGTGTGACAAAGGTGTCTGATTTGATAAATATCGCATAATTTAGCGACACGTTACTTGCAAAGTTGCCGCTTTTGTGTAATTTTATCTATAACGATGGGCTTTGTATGTTCAACGTTGATTAACCCGCCAGCGAGCGGGTTTTTTTATGGGCTAAAATCGATAAAATCTTCTTCTCTTTCAATTAGTTCTTGCTGGATACCGTCACCAGAGTTATCTGTATGTCACACCACTTATTTGAGGTAAAAGACATGCTAAATCAGCAAGATATGACGGAAACAGCCAAGGCTGTTTTTGATGAGTTAAGTGACAAACCGGCTACGGCTGGGGAGATTGCTCAGAATACTCACCTGAGCCGCGAACGCTGCCAGCTCATACTTACGCAGCTGGTAATGGCGGGGTTATCTGATTATCAGTTCGGATGTTATAAGCGCCTCCAGTAATGGGGGCTTTTGCTGTGAAAATGGGCGGCTGGTGGGTGTTGTAGCACCTGACCAGCCATCAGCTCATGCTTTCAGGTCACAAGCTAACCACGGCCCACTGCTTTAGCGCAAAAGCAAAGTGAGCCTATCAGAGTTACGCTTACTGATCTATGAAAAATACTGTAAAAATATCCAGTATTGAATTAATCAATGCTGATTGCCTGCAATACCTCCCATCGCTACCCGATAACTCCATTGATCTTATTGTTACCGATCCGCCTTATTTTAAGGTGAAGCCAAACGGCTGGGATAACCAATGGAAGGGGGACGAGGACTATTTACGTTGGCTGGATAGCTGTCTGGCACAGTTCTGGCGAGTGTTAAAACCTGCCGGCAGCATGTATCTGTTCTGTGGGCACCGCCTGGCAGCGGATATTGAGCTGTTGGTGAGAGAGCGGTTTAACCTGCTCAACCATATCATCTGGGCTAAGCCATCAGGGCGATGGAACGGCTGCAATAAGGAGAGCTTACGCGCTTATTTTCCGGCCACTGAGCATATCATTTTTGCCGACCATTATCAGGGGCCATACAGGCCCAAAGACGATGGATATGCCGCAAAGTGTAATGAGTTAAAGCAACACGTCATGACGCCTTTAATTTCTTACTTCCGGGATGCCCGGGAATCTCTTGGCGTGACGTCGGCCCAGATTGCAGAAGCCACGGGTAAAAAAAATATGGTTTCCCACTGGTTTGGCCTTAGCCAGTGGCAACTGCCGAATGAAGCCGATTATTTGAAGTTGCAGGCTCTGTTTCAAAAAATCGCCATGGATAAGCACTCACGCAACGAACTGGGAAAACCTCACCACCAGCTTGTCGCTACCTGGCAATCGTTGAGCAGAAAATATTCTGAACTCCAGCAGGAGTATTACCGTTTACGGCGACCATTCAGCGTATCGGTCACAGTGCCATATACCGACGTCTGGACTCATAAGCCTGTTCAGTTTTATCCAGGTAAACACCCATGTGAAAAGCCTGCGGATATGCTGGAGCAGATAATCACAGCGAGTAGCCGCCCGGGTGATGTTGTAGCTGATTTCTTTTTTGGATCAGGTTCAACGCTCAAACAGGCTGCTCTTCTCGGGCGAAGGGGACTAGGTGTCGAACTGGAAACCGGGAGATTTGAACAGACGGTCAGTGAAATGCGTAATTTGCTGGAGCACCAGCCACCACAGCCAAATCCCTTACCTTAGGGCTTAACCGGGCGTAAGCCGCCGGATAAACGTAACCGGCACTTAAATGGCTGCGGGGCCATCGTCTGAAGCGAATCCCGATCACGATGCGAAAACTACATGTCCCAGCTGTGCGCAAAGTGACTTAAAGGCAGGGCCACAATTTGAATCTGCGACAACTTAGGTTGGTCGCTCCGTATCAGTAAGCGGATCCATCAGGCTCGCATTCGCGGGCCTTTTTCGTATCTGCGCCACGCTCGGCGTTATTTAACCACAGGACCCTTACCAGGAGTAGGCATGAATCTATCTCTTGAAACGGTTAGGACCTTTTTTTCATACGATGAAACTACGGGCATCCTTTATTGCAAGTCACCTTTTGGGAGTAAAAGTCCTGGCGACACTCTTGGCGTCAAGACTGATACTGGGTATTTAAGGGTATTCTTCAATGGAAAGAATATACGTGTACACCGAATAATTTGGGTCTTGAAATACGGTGAAATTCCGTCAACCCTTGTTGTTGATCATATTGATGGCGACAAGTTGAATAACCGTATTACAAATCTCAGGCTCTGCACACAAAACCAGAACACTCGCAATCGACGGATACACAGCAATAACGCAGCTGGACTTAAAGGGGTCTATTTCAACGATTCCCCCCGCAATAGAAAAAAATGGATTGCGCAAATAAGTATTGCAAAGAAAAAAATTCGACTTGGTCGCTTCCACACTAAAGAAGAAGCGCACAGGGCGTATGTAGCTGCTTCCAGGCAGTACCATGGTGATTTTTCATCTATTTAAGCTCATAGCCGCCTCGCTCGGCGGAAAAATCAAAACCACAACTTTTCAGGGTGAGCCAGGAGGGACGGTATTACGTCGCCTTGTGGTTACCATCCCTGAGCGTTGGCTCACCACTAAAGAGAGACGTAATTATGTTCGGTATTTTTAAAAAGAAAGCCCGTAAAGCCGTTGTTGAAGTGAAAAAAATGGAAAACCGCGATGCCGTAGAAGCCACGGTCTGGGGAGCGTACTCGATTGCATACGCCGATGGCACCTGCGATGCAAAAGAGATTGCAGTGCTTGAGAAGACTATTTCGGCCCTCCCTGCATTTGCGCCATTTGCTGGTGAAATTGCCCAGATGAGTTCGAATATTCGCGCTCGCTATGAAGCATCACCACGTTCAGCCAACGCTCAGGCGTTGCGCGAACTGGCTGACGTTGCCGGGACGGATGACGCTGTCGATGTTCTTTGCCTGTGTCTTGATGTAGCTGATAACGACGGCATCGGGGAAGAAGAAGAGAAACAGCTGAAGAAAATTGCCCAGGCTCTGCAACTTCCTCTGGACCAGTACCTGTGATCGGTAAACTTCGCTGGGCCGCTGCCGGGGTGCTTTTGTTTCTGGTGGTTGCTATCGACTTCACCAGCAAAATGATGTCAATCCTGGCTGATGGCGTGCTGGTAGGCGGGGTAATCGCTTTGCTCTGGCCCCTTATTAGAGCCAGTGATTAGCACTGTGCAAAAGGCATCGTAATGGTGCCTTTGACAGAGTGTCAGTTATTGACGCCGCCTATGACTACATCCTAAATTATCCGTGTGGTGAATCCCCCTATGCGGAGGGGCGTCCAACTAATAGAGCGAAAGCCCTGTGAATACCGCGCGAGTAATGTCTGTTGGGGCATGCTCACCGGGAGGCACCCGGCACCACACCTAATAAAAAATGATGATAGCTGTAAGGCCCACTTCGGTGGGCTTTTTCTTTGGGCAAAAAAAAGCCCGCATGGTTTCA